CCTAATAAACTCACCACTTTCTAATACCCTTCCAAATGTCAATACCCCTGTCGTACTATTCCACTTCACCTGCTCATCCACAGGAGTTCCTGTCGTTAATATTTCCTGAACATCAATACCACCACGAGAAACATAAAGACAAATCTTGCCTATCATATCGCCATAAGTGATAGTTGTTTCGCCACCAGCTGCAACTGTTCCCTTTGTATAAACCGCACCTCCAGCAACAATAACAACCCCTTCAGGATTGATTTCCGTTCCTGTTGTAGCATAAGCACCTGTTCCTTGTAAACTAACTGAATAAGTTGCTATGTCCTTGTAAGGTGCATTAATTTGTAAACTTGTCAAATTGCAATCCCCACTAATCACTACCAAACCATCAACTCCATTGTCAATAACAAACTTTACTAAAATTGTTGTGCGGTCTTGTTGTTGCTCAAGTAAAAATAAATAGCCATAACCATCCAAAGTTATAAGACCATCACAAGTTACTGTCCAACTTGCAGTATCGTTCTTGTATTCTCTATACCAAGCACTCGTTTGGCTTGTTACCTCTTTTTGGTCAACACTTACACTAAATGTGCAATTTGTAGAACACGAAAACGGAATATCCCTTCCACTTGGATATGCTCCTGAAGGTGGTTCAAAATAATACAACATTATGTTGCTGCCCTGTACTTTATCTGCCATATTACAAAGTTAATTAATTAAAAGGTACTCCGTTTACTGTGAATATTGTTTCTATTGTACTTGCTATTTCCACATTAGAAATATCTAATAATGTTGCTTGAGTTTCACACCCCACAATATCAATAGTCATATTCCCTGTCATATATCTATTATCTTCAATGTTTATTTGTGCTGGGTCAGTATCTAATATTTGCAATAACTTATTCGCAGCAAAATTGCCATTGGTTGTTGTTATTCCAAATAGGTTACAATCAACATTTATTAAGTTCCTTCTATAATTGTTTATGTATTCTTTGATTATCGTTTGGCTTAAACCATCGGTAGGTGTTGTGTAAGGTCCGTAACGATACCATCCTGTTGCTGATACAAAGTTCCCTGATACTAATTGTTGGATAGTTCCATAAGCCATATTTGCTTGTGTTCTATTAACGCCATCCCCACTATAAATAGGATAACCCAATGGCAAATCCATTTCTAATTGATATTGATTATTTGCATCAACTATTGAAGTAGATGTAATCAATGATAAAGGTGAATCAAATGTCAATCCAAATGAACCAATCTTTACATTAGTAGCACAATTCACAATATCTTGTGTTAGCATATAAGTTATTGCTAAAGTGCCATTTATAGGAATTGGTGGTGTTGTTATTGATACCTCATTTATTTTATCTTCTTCTACTAAAGGAACTTCATAATAATTATCAAAAGGTGCAACCGAAGCATCTTGCCAAATGCTATCAATATTTAAATAATAGATTGCAGCACCGCCACCAATACCTGTTATTTGTAATTGTATTTGTCCTCTTACCTTATCAATACTTTGCTCAAAAAATGTTTGAGTATATGTTAAAGTGTCATTCTCGGTTACATATCCAACAGGATTTGTGTGAACCTCCGTTAAACCTGTAACCCCTGTAGATGTTCCTAATGTAATGTTAAACCAATCACTAAATTCATAAGGTTTACTAACTATTGCAACGCTTCCACCTGAACCTTGATTAAATGTTTGCCATAATGTAGGAAATCCACTTGTTAAACTCTTTAGGTTTGGATTTGATATATAGTTAGGTGAGTAACTAATATCGTATCTATAATTAAAATTGTTATAACCTTTTTTAAATAGCTTCATTTGGCTATTATTAGTAAAGTATAAACCGCTTGTGTTTCCTGTGTATGGTTGTATTTCGCTTAATGTATTGAATGTGCCTGAAGTAACTAAAACACCTGCTGGTGTATATTCCGTAAAATATGTATATGCAAAATATGGAGCAGCAGCAAATTCATTAACCGCAACAATATACCATTTGCCATTGGACTGATAAAGTTTACAACCAAATGACTTTAATATTTGTGCTAATACTTCTAAACAAGGTATGTATGTTTCATCATCATTTTGAAAGTAAACAGGTCGTAAATAGCTTTGATTAAATGGCTCGTATTGACTACCATCACCCCTATTAGACATTCCAGCTGCATAATATGAACAAGCAGTTATAAGATTCAATCCTGTTGGGAATCCTATTTTAGCCAAACAAGAATATAAAAAATATAGTGTGCTTTGTGGGCTTAATTTAGTGTTCCCAGCTACATTAGTTTCGGTAAATGTAAAAGGAATGTAATCTAACATTCCAAGTCCATCAATAGCATTAAAAGCTAATTCTTTTCTGCCTGTGGTAAATGAGTATTGAACCAAATCACTTAAAACCCAACCTTGCCAATAAATAACACCATCTATAAATAACTTAACTAAATATTTCCTATCGTTTAAAGTTGTAAAGTCAGGCATATTATCATCATCATCGGTTACATCAATACTGACATTTAACTGACTTGCATAAATAGGTTCGTAAATATCATCACTTCTTGGGATGTATTGTAACTGAATTGCAGTTGCAGGATATTCAATTACCGCAGCAACTACTTCATCAATATACATTTCAACAACCGCAACTTCATTGTTTTTGGTTGCAGCAGTTATTTGGTATTTTAAGTTATATGCCACCTCTACGTAAATTTAATGATGAATTAGACCTTTGTAATGCTAAAACCAAATCATTGCCTCTTAATACAAATGAACCATTACTCATTCCACCGCCACCACTCATAGCACCTGCACTAAATGTAGTGTTAAGCATTCCGCTTAATTTACTTAATGGCATTATTGCCTCTGCTCCTGCTTCACCTATCATTCCTATTTGTGGACTTGTAACTATACCACCAGCTGCGTGTTTTTGACCTACTCCTAATAAACCCATAAGTATATCAAAGAATCCTTTTCCACCTGCTGCTGCTCCAGCTGCACCACCCGAACTTACTGTTATTACACCTTGTATTGCTGCTAATAATTTTGCTCTAATAATAGCAAATAATAAATCTTCAGCAAATTGCAAAACTGAATTGCTTAATGATTCAAATACATTTTCTCCTTGTTTAACTGCTTGAAATGCGTTTTGTAATGCACTTGTAATATTACTAGACATATCATTTGCAAATGAATTAGCAGCTTCGTGTGCTTTCTTAAATCCCTCTTCGGTTTGTTTAAGAAATTCAGTCATTTCATTTTTAGTAGTATTAATTTTTTTCTTATTAATACGCCCTTCAGGGTCTTTAGTTCCAAGTGGTGCTAATAAATCAGTAACATATAATTGCGATTTGCTAAAAGAACTTATACCTCTTGCTTTTTCTTCTAAATCTGCATCGTAAGTCTCATCTTTTAATATTTCTTTTGGAGTTAATCCTTTTAGAATGTTTATGGCAGCAGTTGTATTAATACCTTTTAATTTATTAACATATTCTTGCCATATCTTTTCCGATTCAATAAAATATTGTTTTTGACTTTGTAATGATTCATCTAATAATGTTATATTCCTTTTATTTGAATCTTGATAATCTTTAGTTGCTTCTGCTAATGGGTCTTTTGTTATACTAGTAAAACCATCGTTAAAGTTAGCTGTTACTGCAAGTCCTTTTATTAAATCTTTTGCTTCTTTATTACTAGATTTATAAATATCAATATAAACTTGCCTACGCTTTTTTATATCATTTATAAATTCAGCTTTATTAGCTTCATTTTGTGCATCACTTGAACCCGTTTCGGTGTTTGGGTCATAAGTACTAAACTTATATGCTGGTATTCTTTCTGCTTGTTTTATTTCAAATCCAATCTTACTTGCCTCTTTTAATGCTTCTTCACCAACTGCCCTTGCTAAAACTGATTCTAAATATTTGTCAGTATTTTCCCTAAAAATCTTTTCTGCTTCATTAATATCTTTTGTAGTACCAAAAACTTTTCCTAATACTGTATTATATTCTTCAAGAACTGCTTTTTTAGATAAAGTTTTACTATGAAAATCATCAAATGATTGACCTAAATGCGTTAATTCTCCTGATATTTTAATAAATTCATCTTTAGATGCTTCAAAAGATTTATTCATTGCTACTGTTGCAGCACCTCCGCTTGTTATTTTAGTAACATAATTTGATATTTCATCGCCAAACTTTAAAAATACAAATGTAACTAATGATAATGCAAGACCTAATCCTGCTGGACCTGTCAATGAACTAATTAATTCTTTTTTAACACTTGTACCTGATTCTTTAGCTTTTTCGCTTAATCTTTGGAATGATTCTAATAAAGGGTTTAAGTTATTAGCAATACCCATAAAACCATAATTCAAATCTTGTAAAATACGACCTGAATTTACTAATGCTTGATTTGCTTGATTTGAAGCATTCGGTATTTTACCAAATGAATTTCCTAATTGATTAGCCGCATTTGATGTTTGTTGTAATCCTATTAATGCCTGTTGATTGTCAGCCGTAATTACAATGCCTAAAGTTGCTGCCATAATATTTTAATTTACTCCGTATAATTTAAGCGTTCTTGCTAATTGGTCATCAGTCAACATCAACTTTTCTTCTTCTATTTCTAAATCATCAATCGCTGGAATGCTCCAAAAAGATTTTAAGGATTTTGGTGATTTTTCAGCGGTGCTACTTAAATATACAATATAGGCAAGGTTTCTAGTCCTTGCCCATTCGTTTAACTCTTGTTTTTCTTTACCCATTACGATAATAGAAAAGTCTTTCCAAGTCATATCCCAAAACTCATTGGGTCTTATATTGCATTCAGCAGCCTTAACTAAAATATCATCCCACCCTAACTTTACTAGGCTTTTTTTTTTCTTCTTTAGGAGTAGCACCTTGAACAGTTATAACTGTTGTTGAAATAATGTATTTAACATATTCAATAATACTTCCTTTTTCATTAAAAATACCGCCTATTTCATCAATCCAATCGCAAATGTCATTTTCATTATAGTCTATACTTTTTTTATCAGAAATACAAGCTGATTTGTAACCTATAAATATTAATAATACTATAAGTTCAATATCATATTGTGGGTTTCCCAATATTTCAAAATATCTACTAATCGGCAAATTTTCTTTTTCGCCTTTAGAATTTATTGTTCCTTTTGCAATACAAAATTCTCGCATTGCCCAAGTACCCCATTTTAATTGAATTGTGTTGTTGTTTAGTTTTAATTCAAACATAGGTTTATGCAGTTTCAGTTTGTGTTAATGGTGGTAATGTTACTACGAAAGTTGCAGTAAATTTAACATCATCCTTATCAGCAGCGTTTACATCAAAATTGCTAATAAATACTTGACCTGAATAGACAATATCACCTGCGGTTGGAGTTGCTTTACCCATCTTCATATTGAAGGAAGTTTTAGCAGCGTGAGCAGCATACAATTGTTGGTAAGAATCCTTACTTGGAGTTCCTGTTTCATCAATTGCAAAACCATCACCTTTGAATGATTGAGTAAATGAAGGACCAGCTTGATATTGGTCTCCACATTTTGAAGTTGCATCAATAGTGTTAACTGTTGATGTCATTGAGTTAGTCGTAAGACAAGCAACAGGTTTAAATGTTGCGTCTCCGTCTATGTCAGCTAAAAGGATATAATCTCTTGCTGATACTTTTGTTTCTGCCATTTTATTTAATTTTGAGTTATTATTATATTATAAGTTATTATCGTTCTAAATACGTTGTCCAAAGGGTTTAAACCATCCAAATTTCTAATTGCACCCACCACCAAACTTGTAGCATAAAACCCATTTGTAAGGGTAATATTCGTTTCCGAGTTGATTGCAGCTAGTATTAAATCGCTTATTGTTTCGGCTCTTTTATATCCAAAGTTACTATTTTTTATGACAATGTCAACATCAATGGTAACTGCATTGGTGTAACTGATTTTACCTTGTTCCTGACTTGAAGTTCTGCCACTCATAATGATATATTCATCAGGTGCGGAATCAGGTGCTATTCCATCATAAACAGTTAGTGTACTTGAACTTGTCAAATTGGTATAAAACCACTTCTTTATTTCAATATTAGGATTTAGCATTTAATAAGTTATTTATGTTTTGTATTAGTTTTGGCTTTTCTTGTTCATAAGCAGGTATTAAAAATGGTTGCGGTCTTAATCCTTTTCTTAATATGCTTAACGCAATTATATATGCTAATCCTTTTTGATTTTTACCATTACCAATTCCTTTTGCTTTTACCCACAAAGTTAACGCTTCAACCATATCTTTAAAACTGCCTCCGCTTTTACCTTTAAACTGCTGGGCATAAGATTTAAAGTCAGCAGGTACATTTACTTGTGGTCCTGTGCCAAATTCAACATAAGCAGAATATGAAGCGTTTGCAGAAACTGTGTAAGTCAACTCGCTATCCTTTGTAAGTGCTATTGAGTTTCTTAATTGACCAAAGTTTACAGGTGCTAATTTTTTTGCATCGCTTTGTATTTTAAGTGCAGATGCGTTTATTTCATCCGATACTCCTTGTTTTAAGGCAATAGTTAAGTTATCTAACTTGCCTTCAAGTTCTTTCATTCCACTTAAACTTACTGCAAATGCCATTAGTGGTACATTAATATTTCGTAAAATCTAAATTGATTCTCTACATCCTTGATTGAATGGATTGTGTACATCTCCCCTTCAGCCTCTATTTTGTACATATTGCTAATTGTTACATCGTACCTGATAAATACTTTAGCAGAACGAGTAAAACTTAATTGTGCTTCTTGCAATGCTCTATTTTCATCCATAGGTCTAAAATCCCCAAATACAGTCTCTTGTAAGGCATAGGTAGTTGTGTAGCCACCTTGCCCATCAGCGGTGATTGTAGGCACATATAAGCCTATTTCCGAGTACATTGTGTTTGCATCTACATAGTTTGCCTTTTTGCTTCCTATCCTCATAATATTGGGCTTATTCTTGTCCAACGCTGACACGCTTTCCAAGTCTTTTCACAAATACCTGTATCACTATCCAATCCTCTATTTTCGTAATCGTAACTAACTTGGTCTAAAATAGCAATCTTTAAATCGTTTGGAATGGTTGCGTAACCTACCACATAAGTTGCCTTTAAGTTTTGGAATTGTGGTCTTTGTAATTGTGGGAACTTACCACCA